TTTAGGGGTGGGTCAGTAAGTTGCCCCTAAACACGCACCCCTTAATTTATTTTCCATGTTCCGTCCTCCTTCATATTACCTTGTTACTTATTCGCTTCACCTCATCAGGTGTGCTTAACCGCTGCCAGGCGGTCTAAGAGGCCTAAAGCTCGGTTAACAGTACCAGTGGTTGCTGGCTTGCACGCAGGACTCCACCGGTGACTCTCCTGGTGATCAAGAAGCCGACTTGGCCGGCTTCGGCGTACAGCTCGGTGATTCTCTGGATGGTCATGCCCATTCTATCGACGATGCGATAACCCATTTTGAAGTCGCCGAAGATAGCGATGACCGCACTAACGGCGGTAAGGTCCAGCATGTCGTCCTGATTGACGATGGGATGGCCCAGGAAGGTGTTGGGCGTACCGGCTATAACGCTTGGCTGCCACAGGAATGGCCCCTCGTAGGTCGCGCCGGTTAGCCCTCTAAGCTGCCTCATGGCAAGCTCGACAGTAGAGTTCACCATGAATGTCCCGTTTCTCCGGTACTGAGTCGGGCATTGGTAGAGCATCTCCATGAACTTCTCTACGGTGACAGCCCCTGCAGCGGTTGTGGTTACGGTATTTCCGATGAGAGTGGCATTAATGGTAATGCCCTCTGGCTCTTGGCTGGCATGGCCATCGCCGAGTATGAACTGCTTATCCTCTTCCTCGCCCAGCGCCCTGGCAAATTCCTCTGCCAGAATACCTTCGAGGTTGAAGTCAGCATCCATCAGCTCGTCCACACCAATCTTGACAAGACCCATGAGGTCTTCAACGTACTGGTAGGTAGCCGCGGCTACAGTGGGCGTGGATTCGGTCGGGGCGGTTCCTGTTTCCAGTTTACCCCAGCCGACGGTCACGCCACCAATGCTGCGCATCTTCAGGCGGTCTTTGCCGATAGTCCTTACCGTAGCTAGTGGCCGGACGGCAGTAATCTTTGGTAGCTCCCGGATAATATCCATGTCCAGCTCGGGCTCAACCAGTATCTGACCAGTGGCATCTTCCACCAGAGCCTTCCGCTCATCAGGAGCCATTGCCGACATGCCGCCTCTGATGAATTTGTAGAAGGCGGCCTTGTGCGCTGCTTTGGTCTCATCTGCCGGGCTGGTAATAGGTGCTGCTCCCGGTATCGTCTGGCGCTGGAGTTTGACCTCCATCTCTTCTAGCTTTTTATCGTGGTCAGCCTTCTGGCCAAGAAGCCCGGTCAAATCGGCTTGAATCTTGTCCACAGACGACTTGGTCTCTCCGGTGACTCCGCCGAACTTCGTAATCTCGGCGTCCTGGCGCTCCGTGGCTTTGTGCAGTTCATTAACTGCGCTTTGGATCATATCAGTTAATTTCTTGAACTCTTCAGGGTCCATGTTAGTTTACCTCGCTTGTTTTTATTTTCTCAGTTGCTCAAGTTTGGCTTCGATGCGGCCCTCGGCCTGTTTAATATCGAAACCTTCGTTCTCGGCCTTGAGTCCAGAAACAATTAAGGCGAGCGATGTCATCTTCTCCCCATCTTCGTTCCCATCCTCCGGCTTTGTGGCCTCAAGTAGCTCATCTATAACTTTAGCCACCTTTAGAATTTCCTCCCGTAAATCAGCAAGCAATCTACGGTTGGTATTAGAGAATACCCTGCCTTCCTTCCGCCTCAAGGCAGCAAGCGCCTCAATACGGGTAACCAAGTCCTTAACGGCAGCAAGCGCCGTTTCGATGGCAGCAAGCGCCATCTTAGCTTGGTTGGCAAAGACAAGAGTCTTTTCAGTATCAGTAGCAGCTTCAAATGTACCATCGTGGTCTTTGCAGTGAGTTTTGGCGTCGTCTGCCTCCCACACCTCTTTGTCGTAGCGGAAGGCTTGGTCTTCCCACTTATTCTCATCCTTCAGCTTACCGTAAATAACACTATATTCTTTACCTTCGTGTTTACGTTTACCCCTCCTGAATTTCTCGTAATTTTCAGGAGGGGAAATTCTACAACTATGTTCTTGCGGATATGGCATTGTACAACCTCCTATTGCATTGTTCTTTAAAGTATGGTATAATAATATCAAGGGGTGAAATAAAATGGCACAACCGAGAAAACAAAGACCGTTTGGCGATGAAGTTATCAAAATAACTGGTTCTGTTCTCCATTGGGATACAATTTGCCACCAAATTATGGGAGGTAGAGAAAATAGGCTTGCCATTCTTGTAACTTGTGGTAGTTGTGGACAGGATAGATGGGTTGCAGTCCATCAGTTTGATAAAAGAAATGAACATAAAGTTTTTACGGGCTGTTGTAATCATTGTGTCAGAAAGTTTCCTTGGGAACAAAAGGGCCGAATTAAAATACCGCACATAAGACATACCTCTCATGGTTATATTAGACTTTGGAAGCCCGATAGTCCTATGGCAGATTGCCGGAGTGAAGTATATGAACATCGCTTTGTAATGAGTCAAATGTTGGGTCGCCCACTTAAACGCTGGGAGCATATTCATCACAAAGATGGCAATAGAACTAATAATATTCCAGCAAACCTTGAACTTGTTACTACTCAGCAAAACCATGTTTTGACAGATATGATTACTAGAATCGCCCAACTTGAGACCCTTCTCAAACAGTATCATATTCCCATACCTCAGTAGATTCATAAAAGTCTTCAAGACTCTTAAACTCTTTTGGTTGTTTAGACTTGACACCGACAATCCTAGCTTCGGGATTGGCAGCGAAAACCACAGGCGAAACGTCGTAAAGTTTGACCTCCTTCAGGTGTCTTATGCCATCTGTATATACTTCCTTCATGGTTTCATAGCCGATAGACATCTGGGTAATGACACCATCTTTCATCAGGCTGAGAACTTCCCTTGCCCGCTGGACACCGAGGGTCAGTTTTGCTTTTATTAGCAGCCCCTTCTCATCCTCTGCCATCTCCGTGGGTTTGCCTATAGGCTCCATAATGCTGTGGTTGAAAAGGCTTACTATCTGCCCCTTCTGCGCTTTCAGGGTCTTCTTGAACGCCCCGGGGTCAACTATGTCGCCATAGCTATCCGGCACGTCACTGAAGGTTGAAGCATACCCGGTGAAGGTTCCCTCCTCCTCATCGATTTTATCGACCTTAAAGTTGACTGTCTTGCGCTCTAACATGATTTAACCTCCCTGTTTTCTGGGTAACAATAATGTCCATCTATTGTGACCTGTTTTAATCATGTGAAGGTATGCAGTAAAACTAGTACATTTCTGGCCACACTCTATGCACTTTACTGAATATTTACTTTCCACAGTTCTTCTAATTCTCTGAAGAGGCTCGATGTTCTATCATCTACCGTACGAATTAAATCATAATACTGCCTATACCCTGGATTTTGCCAGAGTACAAATGCGTCAGCGAAGGCTTCCATCCGGTCTGTCTCGGCATACTGCGTCACTGGTTCAGCCATATAGTCAAACCCCAGTATCCCATCAAGCACATGGGCAAGCTCATGGACTATTAGCATGGGTAATAGCATCACAGGATATCTTTTATCAAATTCCGGCATTATGACTGTCGTCTGCCTAAGCCTCTTGGGTAACTTAGTTAGGTGATAAGGATAAGCTACACACCATTCATTATGATATGATCTGCCGTCGTCAGTTTTATCATAATCAAACAGGCCCGCATAGACTGGGTCAGTACCCGTGAAGAAGTGAGTATATCGCAATCGATTAGCTATTCCCGGAGGTAGCCTGTCGAATCCAGCTGATATCAACTCGGAATATTTATAGTCTACCAATCGTTCCATTATCTGGTCCCGTACGATTCAGCGCATCGGCACATAATAGAATTCTCTCCAGGGTACATATCGCCATTCGGATAGGGTTCATTAAATGGCACTGCTTCATAATGAGAGTCGCTATCCATAGCCAGATGCTCATCCCGAACTCTATCGTCCCGGCTTGAAATCCATTGCTTCGTCTTAACTACGCCCGACTGCCTGGCAGCTTCCCTTTGCGAAAATCCCGCAGCATGGCTCGTCTCAGTTCGAGCAACACGCATACTTTTGAAGGGACTCCTATCTGTGTAGAATTGCCGCAGGTTCCGGCCTATCTGCACGGTAGTCAGGTTCTCATCCACACCGGCCAGGATAACACCTTTTACATCTTCAAGATTAGTAGCCAGGATAGTTTTAATAGAAGCAGCGCCGTTCTTTGCTATCCAAGCTCGTATAGCTGCGCTCATCGGGTCGAACACGAATTTCTTTTCTACCATTAAAATATCTCCTCAATGCAAAAGCCGTCCATTTCTGAACGGCTCTAGTTCCATTTTACGCTCGGCAGATATGATTAAATGGTCATTTGCTCTGCCTTTAATACTACGTTCTCAGCTTCTAATAGCGTAACTCGCTCCTCAAGATATTTGATTCTATTTTCTAGATTGGTAATCTGCCTGTGTTGCATTTCTTGAACAAGCTGAAGGTTTTCAGGGTATCTATTATCCTGCTTGTCATCAATACTTCCCGCAGGATATTTGTCGTGCAGGTGGTGAACAATCTCCCAGCGATGGAGACACCGGCCTATTGCTTTCGCTACCACTAGGCGGTGCTCAAGAACATAACCATTCTTATGAGCCATCGGGTAAAAGAAGTCATCGGGATAAATCCTAACGAAAATATAACCATCATCTATGTACCGGCCACCCTTCCAACCACTTGCCTTTATCCCTGTAAATCTTCCCTTTAATTTTTGTGATACTTTGGCCAAGCGTTCAGGTCTTTTAGCTGAACAACTCCGGCATATAGTGGCTTGCGGATATCCCTCTCTAAATACTACCCACCGCTGTTTCCCGCATTCTTGGCAGGCAATCCAGATATGTTTATCCCCGCTTTTATAACCAATTTCCCTGCCTCGTTTAATCTCTCCAATCTCAGGCATTTTTACCCCTCTCTTTATAACCTTTGGCAGGGTCTCCTCGTTGCCTATTCTTCCAATAACCAAGCTGCTCTAGTTCCGCTTTAAGCAACCTATAAAAGGGCTGATGGCGCTTCATGTGCCTGATTTCTTCGGCTAACTGTTGTAAATCTATCCTTTCCATACTTCTATATTACAACAACCAGCCCTTATTGTCAAGTGGTTTATTGTAAATCCTCTGCCGTTTCATTACCGAAGTCTTCTATGATACTCATCGAAATAGCGGTCAGCATCTTCTCCCATTCAGGTCTGCCAGCATTGATAGCCTTTTCGGCTGCATCAACTAGCTGCTCTGGTGTCTTGCCTTTGATAGCCTTTTCAACGGCCTTGGCTTCGGCATCATAGAGCGGTAATACTTTCTTGTTCACCACTCCCCACCAGCCTACACGTCTGCGGTCTATCCGCTTCCAGTGAGCTGTCTTTTGCTCATCAGTTGAGAGGTTGATAGACTTGGTGGATAAGCATTTAGTCATATACCTTTTATAATTCGAGGTGCCTTTTTTAAGATTCACGACTTAACTCCTAAGCACTTACCATCGGCATCAAGGTGAACATCCATGCACATACAGCGGTTAGATATTTCAATATGCCATTTGCAATCTGAATTATCACAGGACAGAGATACCTTGCCAAGTTCACAACCATCTTCTCTCCAATGTGTGCATTCCTTTGCCTGACAAACCCAGCGCCCGTTTTTCTTTTCCCATGTGCAACTCATTTCGGTTCTCCTGCCTTCTGCAGCAATGAAACAAGTATCAAGTGCTTTTCGCCAAATTCGTCGAATTGCGTCTCCTGCTCAGAGTAGAAGTCCAACACGATAAAATTCAAGGCTTTAACCAACTCAAGGTATTTGTCGGCGGTGATTACTTCCTCTCGCTGGCCGTTGGCGAACTCAGTATCGCCGTATATATAAACAAAGGCAAGGCCGTTATCAGCCAGTACCCGGTTGACTTCGGGTAAAGACTTCGATAGCTTTGTGGCATGCAGCACTGACAGGGAAAACATGGCGTCAAACTCGCCGTCCTTAAACGGTAACTTCTCGGCATTGGCCACCTGGAAGTCTATAGTGACCTCAGCCTCTTTGGTGTTTTCCTCCGCCAGCTTAATAGCACTGGGGGCCACATCGATGGCGGTCACCTTGAAGCCGGCCCTAGCAAAGAAGATAGAGTCTCGACCATTGCCGCAACCTATCTCCAGCACTGACTTTAGTTTGCGGTCTGCCATCTCCTGGGCAAATTCCTGAGCAAATAACGACGGGGTTAAATCCACCGCCCAATGTGGCGGGTCATCACTATACGCCTCTTCCCAGTCCCGGGGCGTTAAGGTCTTCGATTCTATCGGCTCCCCCGCCGCGGCTCCCTCAACTGCTGGAGCAATGGGTCCGCTCGTCCCAGCAGGCGCCAGGGTGAATGGCAAATATCCAACATCCCAGCCAGGGAACTCCTCAAAGCCCATCTCTAGCCTTGAGTTTATCTTGTCGAATGGTACGCCCATGCTCCATAGGCTCTTGGCTTGCTCTACCTTCTTGCTGTAGTCTGCCCTCAGCGCCGCTACCTTTGAGGTATCATAGGCGATGACTATATTCCCGTACATCGGGGCTATCCGGAGATTGAGCGTGGCCTTTATATCGTCCAGCATCGGGAGCACAACCACCTCATATAGAGCCTTGCGAGCCTCCTCAACATTGTTGTATGTCGAGGCACTCTTGTCTCCGAGCCACCACGGGTCGATGCCGAAGGCTGCGGCTATACCCCTGAGATTGGCAAGTCTGCTCGCTATAAAGTCCATCTCGACAGGCGTAAGACTCATCTGATTCCATTTTGTACCAGCGCCCAATACCCACGGCTCACGCCGCCTATTCTTGGCTAGATACTGCTCCCGTATCTGACGGCGGGCTTCCTCAAACTGTTCCAGCGTCAGTATGTCCTCGTGAGTGAATACTCCGTCAGGAGTCGCCCGGTTCTGCATCGATATCTTCTGCGTATCCTGCGCCTCGTTATCGGTATCGATGGTACGAGCCGCTGCCAGGAGAGGCCCCATTCCCCAGTAGGGATTGCCCGGGTCTATCTGCATAAAGTGAATGAACCGATTCGGTTCTACGATTTGCAGGCGACCGTTCGCCTCAGTTACCTGCCAGCCTTTAAGCCATTCACCAGGTACGTCTGACGGAATAGGTTGTACCAAGTCGGGCATAACAGGCCAGATTTCCTTCACCTTGTTTCCTACTATAATCGGCTGCCACAATGCGTTGCCGACGAGCTCAAGGTGGCCAATCAGAAACTCAATCATATCCTGTCCGGAGAATACGGGATTGGGATTCTTCAGGACTTCGGTCAGTGGGTGATCTTCAATTTGTTCCCCTTTGTCATCGAGCACGACCCAAGGAACGGCGCTGGCCGCCTGGATGATAGTCCTCACGGCACGGTAGACGTAGACGCTGAGCTTGTAGCCCTCGCGCGTCGACTTCCTGACAGTCATATCTGAATATACTGGGATATTGGCCGGCTGTGTAGAAATTATCTGAAATGGGCTGGGGCCGTTTCTATTGTCGGCCTTCTGTCTCGGCAGCACAGCCAGGGCTAGCCTAGCGCGTAAAGTTTCTAGCATGATTATCTCCTACTCCGGTTTACCGTGAGTTGGTCTCCATACAGGTGATTGCGCCGCCTCTCTTTGCGGTTCATCGCTATGGCTTTGCCGTCGCCAAAACGAACTCGCATAGTCGGAGAAGCCTTGAACCTTGAAGGCATCTCTGTTGGCTTGGTTAATATAATTCGTTCCATTATCCCACTAACTGCTTGAGACATTCCATGATATAGTCTACACTATGCCCACTCTCTAACATCACTATGAAATCCTTTATATCCTGACGATGCTGGGCTTCGAGAAGCGCACTATGTACAAAAGGTTCGCAGTCCACTGAACGCTTTATGATTTCCTTTTTCCATGCCTCAATACCCGCTGAAACTGCTTTGCATCTATCCTCAATATTAAGTACCCTCATCCATTCCTCCTTATCCCACCATGAACGGCTTGCCCTGGGGCCCTCTCATAAATGACAAGGCTTGGGTTGTACTATCCACCTGGTCATCATGTGTCGCATTCGGAAAAGCGGAAAGTTCTTCTATGTAGTCAAATAACCAAGGGGCGTTTTCAGGCAAGAACACCTTCCCAGCCTCTATTAGTGGGGTAATTGCGTTTGCCCTAGCCACTTTATTGATGTCAACCTTGACGGGCAAGACTGGTATTTTAGTATCCCGCCGTAACTCTTGAATAAGCGACTGACCACTTGCCTTATCTTCTACTGCTACAGCACTCGGACTATCCCTTGCATCTAATGCTATGGCGGCTCTTTTTAGTTCTGGGAACTCTACCTTTGCTCTCCATACATCTAGCAGGTAGTATCCATTAAGTGCCTCTCCCCATACCGTGCAAACCGAGTAATCATTCTGGGACTTATCCTTGAAGGCTGTATCCCAACTATGTATCATCCTAGTGAACGTGGGCTTCTCCCTGAAATATTTCCACCACTCCCGCTTTATTATTTGTCCTTCGGCTACTGTGGGATTGCCTTGATATAGTGATTCAAAGGCTCGACTTCCCATCGATGCACGGGTCTTCTCAAGCACTTCGAGCGGGTAGCGGGCTGGCCATAATGCTTGACCGTCTTTGATGGCCAATAGATGCAGCACTTCCCATTGGTCGGAGGTTGGGTCTTTGCGCATCTGCTCCAAGAGACGCCCCACAAGGTCATCTTCATGCCACCGAGTCATCACCACAATGATAGCAGCGTCCGGTTCTGCCCTTGTCCGAAATACCTTCTGATACCAGTCCCAGGCTCGTTCCCGATAAGTTAAACTCGTTGCCTCTTCTTCGTCTTTCACAGGGTCGTCGATGACGCCAATGTCATAGCCCCTGCCTGTAAGACCGCCACCGATGCCAACGGCATAATAAGAGCCGCCACTCCATGTCCCCCATTCATGAGCTGCTTGACGTTCTGGGATAATGGCCATTTGACCAGCCCTTTCTGGGCGATGGTGTACCTGCGGAAAGAGATTGCCCATCTCCTGGCTGATGAATACATCACGGGCTTGCCTTGAATGGGTAAGGGCTATAGATTCAGCGTATCCGGCCTCGACTATTGCGGCCTCAGGATGCTTACCCAAATACCAGCAAGGGAACCGCTTTGATACCTGCTCACTTTTACCATGGCGGGGTGGCATGATGGCGATTAGCCTCTTGAGGTCACCGCGCTCTATGGACTCTAACTTCTCAGCCAGCAAACCGAGATGTGGAGCAGGTATATAGTCCGGCATAGTGTATTGGCAGAATGGGAGGAGATTTCTACGTGCTTGCCTCCTCTTTAGTAGCTCCTCTGCCGCGGCTTCTATTGATAATTTCGGTAAGCTGCTCGTCAGATAGGTCATGCTCCACCTTTATCGGCCCACCACCTTCACCGGCTATCTGGATGTTTCTCCGGTCGCTCCATCGCTTCGGGTCCCTGTTATATAGAAAGACTTGTATAGCGGTAACATTGCCGGACGTCGCCGCTTCATATAGGGCGTTCTCTACCTTCGCTATAGCGTCGGTCTCTGCCTCAGAGACTGCCTCGGCAAACTCCGCATCCTTCTTCATGTGGCGGAATATCGTTACCCTGCTTAAGCCAGTGAGGGTTGCGGCATATCCCCGTGTATGACCGTTTCTTATATATTCGAGGTAAGCATCTTTTTTAATATCGTTGCATTTGTTACTATCAACCTCGCCTGTTTTTCCATTATGTAAAGTCTTGCCGTTACCGTTCTTGGATATGATGGCTCCCCAGTATATCTGATTGGTACCCCGGAGATATTTAGTTATATATAATATACGCCATGGCTTTATATAGTCCTTGAACCAGGGCAGAATTGTCTTATTGAAGTAGAAGTTAAAGACATCGCGCTTTTCCGTTACTGTTTTGGCATGTTGCTTCTTTCCGTCAGGCATTCTATAGTGACCGGTGTGTATAATCGCCTGTCTTTGGCCGTCTGTAAAAATTAAGGCACACTGAGAGCCAATTTTAGCCGTCTCAAAGAAGGAACGAAAGGAATCATATGGGTAACTATAGGCGTCAAAGTCTGCCAGGTTAAAAGTTGCGACACTTTTCTTGAAGGGGTATTTGTCGCAGTCGGCAGTTATTATCTCGGCGTCCGGTAGCCGGGCTTTGGCTGTCTCAACCATAGCAGGGTCAATATCGGCACCATATATCTTATTATCACTATATAGAGCGACCGCTATATCACCCTCTCCGATAAACGGCACATATATAGCCCCGGTGAACTTGCCAAGTTTCTCGATGAGTTGCTGCCGGAGCTTGATTTTTCTTTGAATATCTGTATGCTGTTTTTGTGTCATTACAGTCCTGATAATTTAATGAGAAAAACCCGGGGTGTTTAATCCCGGGCTCTTCTCATACGCTTTCGCTATCTTACATTATAGCATAGTTTGTCAATACCCCCTATTTTGAGCCTGAAAGAAGGATTTTGCCCCTATTTTTCGTATCTAAAAACTTTTTGAGCGTGGTTCGCCTTTTTGAGCGTGGTTTTTGTCTACTTTTTGGCGTCATCGAACAGAATTTGTAGCCTGGAAATTATCACAACTGCGAGCCAGATGTAGAAAACGTACGTTTTCACCTCCCCCAAAATGGCGGCGGTTATAGCCGCTGTAATTGCACACGCTATGATAAAAAACCCAAATATGCGTTGAAATTTCATTATAGCCTCCTTTCTACCTTTTTGGCATCATCGGGCAGGTCGATATTAGCCAGATATGGGGTCCTTCTTTGTCCCTCTAAGGTGTGCCCGAATATCTTCTGATTATCTATACCTATGAACAGCTTCTCTGCAGGTGGCAGATTGGCCACATGGCGCCGGAGTGCCATTATCTCCTCATGTGTTAGTACTACCCGAAACAACGGTTTGACTTGGCCCTGTCCATATGCCTGTTTATAAGCTCTATTTAATAGCCTATAACATTGGTTCAGCAAGGTTTCGCAATTTATTTTATCCTCTAGCATTTTGCCTAGCTCCTTAATCTATCCCTCTATTAGATAATCAGAGGTAAATCCTATAATATGAAAACCACACTTGCAGATGACTTTACATATATCTCCAGGTTGAGGGGCACCGCCCTGTATGTTTTCCGCAACTGCGTTCCTTGCTTGTATACAGCTATCATCACCAATACGGATTATTACCCTGCCGCACTTCTTGCATTTAAGGTCTCTCATAAGGTCCCTCCTTTCTATCTATTCGCTCCCATGATTTTATTCAGCCTTGCGTTTTCTCCCCTTGACGCCCATCTGGTCCAGGAGCCTCTGAATAATGGCATCGTAGGTGTCGGTTTTCATACCGACCTTATCCAGCCGGTCCTTGGTGTCCTTGGTTACCTGGATTGATGTTTTGTCGCTCATTCTGTTACCTCCTTACGTATCGTCCTCTTTTATCTCTGTGATATTACGGTCTGATGGCATTTGAGTTAACCCAAAATCCATCAGCTTTATGTCTGTGTGAATCTGTACATTATTCTCGGTAGAGCTTTTCTCAACAGAGTAGCCAGGTACAATAAACCCATTCTTAGGATAAGCATACGGGAACAGTTCCCCTTTAATTTCTACCTTATCATCGATGACTTTTCCACTAGATACAATACCAATAGGAGGTTTAGTGGTGTCAAAGTTTACATGGATAGGCTTACCTTTGCATTGTTCAGTTATTTGCTGTAGAGCCTCCAGCGAGAATGCTTCCCCATTGGAGTCAGGCTTCGTAAGACTTGCTGCGACGGCTATGAATTTCATCATTTCATCCTCCTTTCTCTCCTTTGTTGCGCAAGAATTACAGGCGGGATGCCGAATTGCCTAAGAATCATATCTCGCATAGCATCCCGGAGCTGCCACCATGTTTCATCAGTAATAGGTCGGCATTCTTCAAACTTCAAATCCTCTGGAGTTAACTTAGTTGTACCTCCTGCCTTGTCGTTCATAAATACCTCCTTAAATCTTGCTTTATGTAACTCTGGCAACCGTACTCGTTCAGCACAGCGGTGACATCTTTGGCGAACTTGCGCCAGTCGATATCCTTTACCTGGGAGCGGTATGGCTCCGGAAGTTTCTCACTATAGTTCAATTTGCCTACCTTGAACAGGTCAACGAAGGTGTGAGTCTGCCTGATTATTTCAAGGGTCACTTCGGGGTCGATAACCGGCTCCAGGCTTACCCATGTCTCGATGCCGAGGTCATGGGCATACCTCAGTGTTTCGATTCTATCGACTGGAATAGCCGCTTGTGGTTCCCATTCAAGGGATTGCTTTTCATCCAGTAATGTTAGCGTGGTGGCGAATTGGTCGCCTGGGCCGAGAATGTCGAAATCTTGTATGGCCCTGTGTCCGCCTTTGGTCAATATAGTGACCTTAAAGCCATGCCGGTGAAGTATGATTATAGCTTGGCGTGTGAGCTGGTGAATGTCGTTTATGGGCTGATAGCAATCTGATGTGAATGAGAGAAGGATATTACCGGTGGCTCCATCCGCCGCAGCCTTCGGGGCATCTTTTTTCAGTTTCTCGATAATGTTTTCACGGGGGACTGCTTTCTTGAAAGTTTCAGTATCCATAAATGTAGCATCCGGGGCATAACAATATAGGCAAAAATGTGCGCACCCACGGTAGAGGTTGAGGGCAAGCGGGCAGTATTCCTGGGCTCTTCCCTTTGATTCATAGATGATAAGGCCTTTTCTTAGCATGGTATTGCCTCCTTCCTCTCTTGTTTCAGGTAACTTATAAAATATCAATTTAGCACTCATTTGAGCAGCTTCCTCCTGATAGTGTGTATACCTTGCGCTCTGGTGTGTTGACTGAGATTGTTACTTTCAGGTAGTCAATGCCTTTTTGATTAGTAACCCAGGGTATATTATTTATCTTGCGCTCTGCGAGTTTTGTTTGTGGCCAGATATAACCTAGTTCTGAGCCTAGCCGCTGAGCCTCATTCAATAGCTTGTCCTTAGCTTCCTTAAATCGCATAGCACCTATAAGATGTAACCTATCCGTTACTGGATTGTGAACCTGAACCTCATAATTACAAGTGATTGATTTTCCCATTTTCCTTTATCCCCCTTCTATAATCTCTATAATTATTATAGAGCATTAAGAGGCCATTGTCAATAGTAAAACAGGCTTTTTAGCTTTATTTTTAATTATATTTTAGGAATTCAGGTTCGAGTAGGTTTGCCTGATTCCTTCTTCCTATCCTCAAATTCCTGGTAGGTTTCACCCTTTGCGCTTTGAAGTTGTAAGCCATCAAAGTAATTGACCTTGACTTTTCAATTGAGCTTCCAATTGCTGAATTCGCTTTTGGAGTTCTGGTATTATCAGCCTATGCTTACCTTTCCTCATACCCAATAGATTTTTAGATCGGTTATCATCCTTAATTCCGTTAATGTGGTGAACTTCCCAACCATCTGGCAAAGACTGGTGGTGAGTCTCTTCCCAAACCAAAATATGCTCAGGAACATATCGTTTCACAGCTCTGGGATGGTCGGGCCTATACAGTAGAATATAACCGCTACGAGGCTTTTTCCTACCACCTTGCCATCGCCAGTGCAATTCTCCACTTGCACGCTCGCTTCTAGTTCTACGAGGTATTCCAAATCTCTGCATCGCCACCCATATACCTCCAAGCGAATAGCCATTAGGTGCTAGCATTCAATAGATTTATTCCTTCCACTTTGCCATATTTTATAAGAACCTTTCCGCCTCCATCCAGAAACAAATCTCAAGGCTCGCTTCCGCCTTTTTGAGATTGTCCACTCAGCCATATTCAATTGTTTGGAGAGGGATTCCGCAGTTCTATCCCAGCACTCGATGGCCTCCAAGATTAGACCGTCAAGCCCCGCTCGCTCCAAGCGCTGCTCAATTTCTGCCGCGTACTCTATAGGTGTTGCAGATGGAGCTCTGCGGCTGACTCCCTTTTTTCTTATATTGGTGTCGATATAGTTGCTTGCTTCTGGAGGCCAGATACCGGACTGAAGAGTCTCCAGGTTCTCAAGTAGCCATATAGTTGTTCGTCTGTTAAACCTGATTTCCCTGGGCGCAAACCATTCCCCATCCGTCATTTACTACCTCTCGATTATTATCTTTTGCAAGGCTGGCCGAAGTATTTCCGGTAGTGTTCTTTCGCCGTCTTGACACTCCCCGATGGAGGGCCTACAGGTAATCGGCAAGTCCTAGCGTCTACTCGAAAAGGGCATCTTTCGCATGTGCTTTTCATAAATCTATGTCACTATCTACTTCATTACCCTAACTTTTCCCAATTCAATAAAAGCTCTACCAACTCGGCATATCGCCTCTCATAAGTAGTTGCCTTTGTTCCCCTTGCTCTTTTTTTCAGTTCGTCTAATCCTTCTTCGTCATGTCCCCCATAATCGCTAACGATATACTTCCCTAATTCATCTCTAGCCAATAAACTCTTATTAGCGATAACTAGGAATAGATTTAATAAGCCTGCTATATCTCGCTGAAATCGCCCTGTTACCGTAAGTAAGCGGTCTCTATCTTGCTTCAATTGCTTATCAAAAGTTGCTTCTTCTAGCGCATTAATTATGCTCTCAGTTGTATCTGGTATAAAAAATGGATTGCCCCTTATTTCCAGGAACTTACGAGTAGCTTCCATGTACGAACTTGCCTTCTTGTATGCGTCACTTGTAGTCAGCACCTCCTCCAGATTAACCTGTTTTGAGTGCTTAATTTCCTTGTATGCTGCTCTCAGAAAGCCAGCTAATAGGTGGTCATCTAATTTAGGCTTATCGTTGAACTTGGCTGCCCTAGCAATATATAGTTTCTGCCCTCTCGGATACATCCATCCTATACCATCGGGTAATTCTTCAAGTTGTATAACATCCTTCGGGGCAACAAACCAAAAGTAGTGAAAGCACTCCTTACACCAAGCATGTTTTTCTGGGTGTTGTAACTCAGATAAAAGGTCTGACCGAGCAACCTTTATTTCAAATGCCGACCTAGTAAGCCCCTTTGAAGCCCACATCTGGAATGTAGCTACATCAATCCAATGGCTTTGATATAAACCGGTTCCATCAGGCACTTGCTCCAAAACCACACAAGGATTGTAACCATTAGACTCAGTAGCATAGCGCTTTCTGATAAGTGTTACCAATTCTTCAGCCTTCATTTTACCCTCTTCGGATGGTGAGGCCTCTGCCGCATGAATTTCTCCAGCTTTATTTCCTCCAGTTCTTCATAGTCCGGGGCGTTGATGACTGGTGGCAATGGCATGGTATCTTCCCCGAGCATACCAGGGGGCCGCTGAAGTATCTCGCCATAATTTTCCCATTGATACTGAGCCAGGTCAACAAAAGCCTTGCCAATTTTATCTATTGGGATGTTATCGAACAGCATTTTAACCTCAGTATCCCTGTTATCTCATATCTGGTGGTTATATTCATTACTCGCCCATGGCCCATAAGAACAGGGCATCTCCTTGATTGTCGTCTTTTATATCTAAAGTAAACTCTATTCGAGGTGGAGTGCCTATCTCTGCAAAGGCTTTTTTAGTGTGTATTTCTACTATCTGGGAATCATCAGAGTAGGCAAACTTATTGAGCGCATCGAGTAAGGTTTTCAAATAATTATCGAGGTCAGGTCTTGCTATAGGTTGTTTTAGCTTCTTGGCAGCAGACTGTGGCTTCTGCCGATAGAATATAGCCCATAACACAAGTGGTTCACCAGAGTTAAATCTCTCCTGCTCCATAATATCCTTGCGGATAGAAGCCTTAATGTCGGCCTCGGCAAGGCGGGTCTTCTTGGGCGTATACATCGTAGCATGGCCACCGAACATACCGACCTTTGCTCTGCCCTTGGCGTGAGGCTCAACATAGATTGTGGCTCTCATTTACCTAGCCTCCAGTTCTCTGATTCGGGCTTGCAGCTTTTCAATTAATCTAGCTTGCCCTCTTAATACTTTTTCTGCCAACTTATTGTGTTTGCCGTTGCACCCCACGAGTTCTAAATTTTCTATTCGGTTATCGCCTCTATTTTCCTTGCTGTCGATAGGATGCTTAGTGCCTTTGTGATGAACTATCTCCCAAGGCAATAGGCAACGTTGGAGATATTGAGCCATAACCAAACGATGCTCTTGAACATGACCAGATTTCATTGCCATTGGGTAAAAAAAGTCATCAGGTGTGAGTTTTAATGTGAAATACCCCTCGCCGCTCTTCCCCCGCCCACCTCTCCAATTATAGTTGTTCCCAATCTTGCTACATGATAAACATCTGTTACATACAGGTTTATTCCCTATGAGTCTAACCCATCGTTCCTTACCGCACTTTTCGCAAGCATGCCAAATATGCTTGCGGTTATGTTTATATCCAATCTCAGAACCAAGTCTTATCTCTCCAATCTCAGGCATTATTTTACCCTCCGAGGTCTAAACCAGTAAGGTGATTTGCACTTGGGATTAGGGCATACTTTTGGAGGTCTTTTAAGCCTGCCTGCCCATTCGTGTCCACATCGTAAGCATTTATATATGTTTATCATATTCTAAGTATATACCTTAAAGGGATAGCTGTCAAGTCCACAGTGCGTCCCGGGATCCAATGCCAAGATACGCATACTATCCTCCTTTATCAATCTCTTACTCCTTTACCCCTGGGGCTGGTGGACTAATCCAATGTAGTTTCAAATATCCCCAGCCTTATCTTCTAAGCAATCAGCACATAGCCAGCTTTCCATTCTGGTAATAGACTTATACCACCATACTTTGCCATCTGTTCTTTATCTTCCATCGTTTCCTCCTGTTATCAAGTTAAGTTATCTGGAATAATAACTACATAACCAATTTCATTAGGTAAACAGTTTGTCCATTCCACCAGCATCTTTCCTGTTCCAACTTCTCTGACAATAATATCAAATGGCTCTTGTTTGAAAGAAAACCCTGTCCCAGCATGTTTAAGTTCATCTAGTACCGACTTACGCCCTGCCTTAAATGATATTTCAGATTGGGCTTGGCATAGCCATTGGTCAAAGGTTGGAGCCGCCGGCTTATCATTAGGCCAACTCTCCCACATATTCTTAATGTCTCTTTCATCCATCACTGTATCTTTAGCTTCCATCTGTTTCCCCCTTCAGTTCCCTAATGTTGTGGGCAAGTTGAGCTTGGGTAGGTAGAGCATACTCCCAAAGCTCCAGGGGTTCTGCATCTGTAATCAGCCCTTTTGGTCTGCTCATGGTATTACTCTACATCAAGGTTCATTTGCGCTTGCGTTTCAATTTCGCTCTCCCATGCTATGCCGATATAATCAAGGACTTTTCCCCATCCCATATCATACATCCAGAAACTCCATTCCTTTGGGTTATCATGGAGCAGCCGGTCAAAGCGGTGAGGGCGTTTTTCAATGTGTATACCGAAGCCGCACATAGAACATCCGGTGCGCTTGGCGCGAGTCGTTTCAAGTAACCCGTTAGGCTGCTGTTTTATCTCGCCATAGATGGCGGGGATAGGCGTCTCCATCTCAAGCGCCAGTCGTAAAATGTCTTGCCGTGAGAAGATGGCGAAGGGGCAAGAGCGTGTGACCGTCTTGCCGTACAAATTGCAGCCGGTTTTCATCAGCACCTTCTCGCGCTGCCCGCCCTCGGAGGCCATAAGCCCCATGTAAGGTGAACGACCTGTTTTTTTGGCATAGATGTCACAAGGGCGCTCTTTCATGTAATAGCAGCAATCGCTCGAAACTTTGAAGGGTGCTGTCTGGTAGTCTGTGCCATAATGCTCGTTTTCTGGCCCGCCAAAAAGGTTGAGCCATTTCTGCGGCAATCTCATGCGTGAGCCGGTGGCGATGGTCTTGAATCCGCCATACATGCCGGTTTCCCCAGTCATGATGGCGTGCCGGACGGTGGCGTTCTTCTCAGTAGGATTTTGTAGCAACTTTATTTTCCCCGCCTTGTCCTTCGCGATAATCGGGTATCCATGCTCACGAATGACCTGAACTTTCGACTTAAGAGGCTTGAGAAAGACAAACTCGCCCATCTGTGCAATTTGCCGATGCGCCTCCTGAATGCTTTTATCTTCCAATACTGAAACAGACACGGCTGGAATATCTTTGCTGATATATTTCCAGAGAAAGAGCACCATAGTCATACTATCAATGCCTGCTACAGAGGCAAATACATTGCCTTGACAGTGGTCGTAAAACTCCCGCGCCCTTCTCTTGGCGAGAGTAAGCTTCTCTTTATATGGCAGGCTCTGCTTTTGCATAAATTGCCAGGGTTCCATGTTTCTCCCCCTTCAGTTCCTCTTGGTTGTGGGCAAGTTGGGCTTCTAGTTCTTTGAAGTAGCTATATATCACACTTCCGGTAACAAGCGTACCCGCAGTTTTAGAATCGTCGTCAAACCAAAAGAGAACCTTTAATTTATCCAGCACCGTCAGTTCCGGTGATACAGAGGAGAGCAGGGAGAGGATTTCACGAGCTGGTATATACCAGAACTTCCTACTACTTACGGGGCAATTAAGCCAAGCATCATCCTGTGGCTCATTCCAGGCCACTTTTGCATATTCAATGTTGAATAAATACCTTGCTACCGCCTCCACCTTATCCTCTGGTGGGGGTGGTAGCCTTGCCTGCTCTATAAGGGGAGCATAGAGGTCGTGGATTTCTTTAGCGTATGGTTCTGAACCGAAACGACCGTCTACCATATCAGCCATTAAAACCTTGTCTATTACCTTTGCCACCTGTTCTTTAATGTCCATTATCCCTCCCTGTAAACTTAAACTCATACCGCCAATCCCAATTATTCTCATGCGAGCCTTTGCCATTGATGCTGTCATATAAGGCGAAGTATGCATCTTGCGAGGTATCAAATGCTATGCCATCTTCAGCAGTCCAGTAGCACCCACCAGCAAAGATAATGCCTTCCAGTAAACAATCTTCGTGAGTAATATTCTTTGTTCTCTCAGCCCTTACCCCTGTTATCAGGATATGGTAACGGGCAAACTTCTCTGGTAAAAATAATGGGGAACGCTTTTTGCCCATTGTGGATTGGTCGTAGCCATCCATTAGGTAGAATATTTTGGCCGTATGTGGTATATCTCTCGGTTTCAGATGGTCAAATTGCTTTTCAGCCGCCCATGCTTCTTTTATATAGACTATGCCTTTATCCATTACCAAACCCCCAATCTATTTTAGAATGAGCTATTTGTTTCATTGAAGTTTGACTCATGCCCGTCACCCTAGCAGCTTGACGCTGGCTACATAATCCTTTGTTTATAGCCCATCTTAAAGCACTTCTTTCAAAGTCGGTTAACTTTGAATTACTATTTTGTTCACCTTCGTTACGTTGCCTGTTGGTTCTCCTATCTGCCCAGTTTTCGACACGAGTACCCCAAGCCAAATTGTCCGGTTTAGAGTTTTGGTCATCCCCATTAAGATGTCTTACCTGTGCTGCTAGAAATGGCTTCATTCCATGAAAGGCCATGCAGACCAATGTATGAACTGATTTCGTGATTCTAATATTATTATGCGAAATAGTGACATGCCTATACCATCCGTTTTTATCAGGCCAAGATTTGAGAGGAAACCAATCCCTGTACAGTGTTTTACCTTGCCCTTTATATCTAAATCGAGAATATATCTGACCGTCAGAACCAGCCATGTAATCATCATTCGGAGCAACGGGTATTTGCTTCAACAAAACCCCACTTGGTAACTTAATATCTTTCATGCTATATTACCTCCTATAGCCATACTACCATAACATAGCATCGTTTGTCAAGTATACTTTCATTTTGACACTGTTTCGCCTACGTGGTATTTAGGTTGTATTTGCTCACCATCAGGTTTACAGGGGTATTGAGCATCGGCGGCGTAATGGAAGTGGCTCGGCTGTGGCGTTATGACTCGCCGTGTAACCGTTTTCCGGCCCTCAACAATCGCCTTTATTAGAGTTGGTTTGAATAATATCCCGTTCAAGTTATCCCTCCCTCAAACTATAATCACCTACCAAGATAGCCACTACAACCTCTCCTTTTTAAGTGGCCGGTAATCGAGCGTTACAACAAATTTCACCACAACCGTTACAACAACATTTAATTTCTTTCGCTTCTCACTCCTAAGCTATGCCCACAATCCACTGGCTGTTACATGTAACGTTACACTGTGTTTCGTAACGTTACACACACTACTACTCCTTTAGGAGTAGTGTTGTAACGGTAACACTACGGTAAATAATAATACTTCCCCTCCAAATCTTTAGCGATGTCGGGTTCTCTCTTTTTGACCAGTCTACCAAGAGTTGTCCGTATGCTACCCTCTTTTATAGGTTCTTTGTTTTCTCTACTTCGTTGCAAGATGTCTGTCGCTGACATGGGCTTACTTGATAGCATCAAAATTCCCATTATCTTATCCTCTACCGAACGTTCCTCTGTAGTTCCTCTGCCATCTATCACAGGGCTGTCAAGTTCTACTATGGTGTTATCTCCCTCAAAAGTAAACCTCCATGCCAACGGTTCGTGATAACCTGAGAATGGCGGAGACTTGCGATGATATAAGGTAATGGTCAGTTGATTATCCCCTGATATTTGTTGTTTGGAAACTTCCCAGACAGAACGCGCTTCATTTTCATAATACGCGTTGCCGTAAACTGTTTTTCTTTTATTGTTTATGTCCTTTGAAGTATGCGCTATGATAAGGGGAGTCACAGGAAGTTGCCGCAGGGCAGCGTAAAAGGCGAACGCTGGCTTCGTAAGGTTCAAGTCATCCCCGACTGCCATGCCCAAACTATCAACGATAACCACATCAGCACTTATCTCCATTATCTTGTTCCTGATATGCTCTATGCTATCATGCAATGGTCTGCTGCAATGAAGGTACGGTAGGTCGCACCATTCAAGGCCCATCCCTCTTACTATACATTCCTTTTGCCAGCCGGTAATATTGGCATCATTCTCCCAGTCTAAAAACAATACCGTATGTCGGGTGTCTTTGGCTATGTTCAGGCCGAGAGGGTTTTCGTACCAGGGAAGTGAGAGGGTAATATCAATTAGCGTCATAAATAGACTTTTTGCGCTGCTCTTGTCGGCATAGATTATATTGGCGGCGTTTTTCACAAATAAAGGACTCAGTAGATAGGCCGGTGGTGACTTGCCGAAACTGGCATCAAGCATAATAATCTGTTCACCCTGTCGCAAGTGTTCCATTGTGTCCCGGGCAACATAAGTCAACAGTGTTTGCCAATCAACATCAAGTCCCCTGGTGGAGAGGGACTTCTTAAACTCGCGCTGCATCGTGGATGACAGCAGGTTAGCATTGCCCATGTGAAGGAGCTTTTTACCATCGCTATTTATGTGGTAGAAATAAAGCTCCGCCTTACCATCATCGGTGATTCTCTCAACGTTTACTGCGAGAGAAAGGTCTTTCCACTCAAAGGTGTTTTTGTAGATTCCATAAGTAACTTCTGGCTTGCCGACTGGCAGTTCTGTCATAACGCCCCTTTGATAGTTCGGGTTGCTTTTCCTTGTCTGGAATCACTGTATTGTTTCACTGCCCTTGCGTAATCAAGATAGTCCAACGAACAAGGCACTACTGAGATGCAATGGCGAAGGTGGGCTGGCAGTTTAGGAGTTAGTGTTCCCTCGGACTGCATCTGCATTGCTGTATTGATGATATGCGGAGGCTTCGGACATTTTATCATTGCCTCAAAGATAACTCGATGCTGCTCTGAGTAAAAGTCAAGCGGGGACACATACTCCACGGCTTGGATGATGGACTGCCTTGTCCCATAAGTAGCAGATTCTATCAGAATAGACCCGATGAGACATTCCTCAGCCTCTAATGTGGCCTCTGTGATCCCCGTATTAAGCACAGCTACCCCTTTTTAGAGAAGTTAATCCCGTCAGCCCAGTTTCGCATAAGCAAACGCACAAAAGCTGATATACTGATACCTGCTTTCTGAGCTTCTCGGAATAGCGACTGTTTTTCTTCTGGTGTCAGGCGAACAATGATATTTACTGTTCGTAGCTCTCTTGGTGTTTCCCAATTTGTATTTATCATAGTATTACAATTATAATACAGTCTTTTGCTAAAAGTCAATACCTATCGACCTATTTTCAAAGGTTTTTAGTTCAGTTCACCACCAGCCGGTCAATTTAGTTATCAGTAAGAATATGGCCAATAAGGTTAAGCCGGCCAGCAGCAAGGCGTTTTGTGTGCTCATTCTCCACTCCCCTATGACCTTATGTAAATCTATATCACTATTGACTTCATTGGGCAACAATAATAGTTACTGTATTCACTAATGTTCCAGATAACTTAAAAGTTTCAGGTGGGTTGGTGATTATCTCACTATGCCCGTTTATTGAGTTCAAGAAATCAGTAGTTTTTCTGTCCTGTCTAAAAGTAACCCCAGATGACATAACACTAACTAACATCCCTCCATTTTTAAGGCACTTTAGCGCATGAGCAACATGGTCTATGTCCTGTTGTTTGGCAAAAGGCGGGTTCATAATTACTCGGTCATATAGAGGCTTGGGTTCAACCTTAAGAAAATCGCAACATTCTGTTTTCATAAACCCATATTTCATTAAGGCTTCACAGTTATCAGGTAATAACTCGAAGCAGTGGACATTATTATGCCCAACGATTCTTGCTACCCTTTCAGCTATTGCCCCTCTCCCGGCGGATGGTTCAAGCACCACCATATCGGGAGTTAACTCTACCATAAACACCATCTTATCAACTAAGTCCATCGGTGTAGGAAAGTAACCATAATCAGATGGTTTTTCATATTCCCCTGTTAATAGTATGGCTTCAATTTTATCGTTAGGACTATCTAAGAATATATGCCTTTTAGTTTGCCTGTTCCACTTGCCCCCCATTGCCTCTAATATTTTATTTACGTTAACATATTGCTTCCTCTCTAGTTGCCCACAATTCAAGGCAATGGTATTTCCATCAACGGTAACGCTGCTTAAAACTGCTAATGTAGAGTCATCTATTTTACGAGACATACTATTATTTTCCCCTTTCAGCATATATCTGGTACTTCTTCATTCTCTACTCTCCTGAGCGTCCTGGATGATTAGATGCACACCGGAGGGGCCAGGCGGTTGAGTGAAGTTCATGACACTCTGCGATAATCGTTTTACTGCCAGCTCACAATATTCCTCTTTTATTTCTATTCCAATGGAAATCCTGTTAAGATACTTCGCTGCTACTAATGTTGTACCGCTCCCCATGAACGGGTCGCATACCACGTTATCGCTGAATTGATGCACCAGCCATTCGACGTGTTGAAGTCGTCGAGCGCATGGATGGGGCAAACCGTCTTCATCGGCCCGTCCCGTCCATCTACCACCACCTGAGCCGGGTTTGTGCGAGTGGCGCAGATTATTTGGGTCAGACCTAGAGCTGCGACACATTCCGCTCATTACCTGTCGTCCCTTGATGAACGCCGGCGGTATTCCGTAAGCATAAGCCACGTCGCCGGTGTAGAGCAGTCTGCCTTTATAAGACGGCCTTGCATAGTCCAGCCAGCACACTCGGAGAAAGGGCCATTCTTTGGGGATACCGCCGAGGAAACGGGGGTCACTGTCACAGCCAAGTTGCACAATAAGACGCTCAGTCCCCCGCGGGATTACACGGCACATATCGGCAAATAACTGATACGGGTTTTCATGTCCTACTATTTTAACATTCGCATCCGGCCATGTAGGGTCAGTGATAACAGTCTCAATGTTGGAAAGTTGGGGCAATATCTCACGACAATCCCTGTTATATATCGCCACTGAATCATCTTTGAAGTAAGGCTTTATGTTTATGGTTTTTACTAATTCTTCAAAATCCATTGTATCTCCATTATTATTGTGATATAATATAGATAGGAGGTAAAGTAGTATGTTGAATGATATTGAAAAGGCTTACTTGGCTGGTGCTATGGACTCTGATGGTTGGTTTATGATTCGTAAAATAAAACCTGAATCTGGTGGCGGTAGGGCTAATTTCTCGTTCTATCTTGGTGTAGGATTTTGTCAGGTGGATTCCATTATTCCTGATATACTGGCAAAAGAGTTTGGAGGTGCGGTAAGGTTGCGCCAAGCTAGGCAAAAGAAAGGTGAAAAGACTAATGGCTGGAGGCCAAACTACTACTGGACTGTATCCTCTAAAGAAGCATACCATATTGCCAAAGACCTTTTTCCTTTCCTTAAAGTGAAGCAGAGACAGGCAGAGATTTGTATGCTTTTGCAGGAGAATATTAACAAGCTCAAGTATAGCTGGATGTCCAAAGGGCGTAAGGGTGCTAACCCTCTCCCGATAGAAGTAGTAGATTACCGCACCAAATTGTTTGAAGAATTGCGCTCGCTTCATGATAACAGGATTAGCCAACAAAGCATGATTTAGCCCATGAATGATATAGACCGCATCATCCTGATAGTAAGGTTCTGGTAATTCTAAGTTATTCCATCGCATAGCTCCATCTCTCCTTTGCAGCAGCCAGGATACTCACCAATATCACAGGTTTTCACCGGCTTCCCGTCAACAATATGACGCTGGTTCAGTATCTTCCAGTGCTTGCATGTTTCACACTTCATGGTATTCTCCTACTGTTTATTTCCTTTCTTGATTCAGAATGACTTTCTTGCCATCTGTTGTATATTCACCATCTTTTCTATCAAGTCCTCGAGCATCTAGCACTCTATCCCACCATATTCGCTGCCTCATTACAATCTGCCTTCCAAGTGGTATAAGAGCATTTTGGAGTTCTATTAACGTTCCCCTCAAATCTCCAATCTCATGTAACCTGGTTTTTTCGCCCCAGTCCAATTGCATCTTGTCTTCGGTTTTATCCTTTTTAACCATTTTAATCATTCACCTCCTCACGGTATGCTTATACTGTTAATTAGCCACCTGGTGCCGCTCGGATGTCTCAGGGGTAAACATGGGATATGTCATCCTTTTACACTATCCCTGCGCCCTCTCCGTTACACGCCGACCTACGTCAGCGGTGGTAAAGGCAGGTGGCCATATTCACTTGTTCCTTTCACTAATGTTTATTAGCCTCAGGCCCTTGCGCGATCTCACACAGTACTTGGCTACTGTTTACTCTTAGGCTTCACAGGCTGAACACAGATCCTCTTCGACCCAATGGCAGCCGCCAGCGCCGGCCATCAGTTAAAGGCGAGACCACCAGCGGGGTAGTAAAACTACTCATGCTATCCCTCGATTTATCAATTCAGCAGCTCCAATCCCGATTAGTATTAACCCCAGCCCCATCCGGACACAACGGATCCAGTGGTCCCGGCGCCAAGTCTGCTTTTTCCCGTGGTAGCCGATTTCATTTAAGTAAAGGAAGATGCTTAACAAGCCATCACTGAAAAGCCATGCCCCAATTATGCCGGTGATATAAGCTGTCATATTTCCACCTTTTGGCTCACAGTATTCTCCTACTGTCTAGCTTTCTTTCTCCGACGGTCGTGGCTATCTATATGCTGAGGTAATTCCTCAAATGAGAACTCGGCTTCACACTGGCAACAGAATACCGGCGAATCTTTCAATGCCACATAAAGGTCGCCACTCTTGCGATACGGATAGTAGACTCCTATCATTGGCCCGATTATAGGTGTGATAATCGTTTTGCCCGTTCGCTTCGCTTGCTCCCAGGGAGTCTTAAAAGTTTCCTCGGCTTCTACCATCTTTCCCTCCTTATCTGTGCCCGCAACCTTTCTTACCTTTCTTCTGGGTGAGGTACTCGGCACGCTGTTGTGACTGCTTGCTTAAATCATTGGCAAAGAACTTGATGGCCCCGCAGTCGCAGACACCCCGCGAGACATATATCTCATAGGTATCAAGCCGCCAGTAATGAGGCTGCCCATCTCCACTAGTTTTATACTTACCTTTTGGCATTACCGTCTCCTGCTTCCTCCATCTTCTCTATCTTTGGCCAAAACCTTATTTCAACTATCCCTAGATACAAACCATAAAACATCGGATGTGAAACAAATTCGTAATAACCTGATGGATGTCGAGGGAAGTGCCACCACTTAAACCGTGGCCACCTCCACCACCAAACAAATTGAACTTTATCCATTATTCTTTCTTCTCCTGTTAGTTTGGCTTTCAGGTGGGGCTGGTGTGCCACATCCGTCTAGTAGGGTTTACTACATCATGACTCACCACACCATTAAGTATCCGTATCACCCCACCTTACTTACCCCTTTGCCAGCCTACCCCCGCTTATGGTTTCGGTGTCAGGAAATTTTACCATCCCTTTCGGCTGGTAGCCAGCCGAACCATCCTACGACAGTCCTCTCAAGCATCGAGGCTGTAGCTGGCTTTGCCTGAGCGAACTCTAGCGAAACGCCGTTTCAACTCAGGCTTCTTGTGCTGGCCTTGCTACCGTTTAATAAGGAGTCGTTTGAAGGCCAGACCCAAGTCAACTATCTCCTCTCTATTCAGTTGTTAAGGTTCTTATGCCTATTCCGGCTGAGTAAATCCCTTGTCTTTAGCCACCCTTAGCCATGCCTCATCCAAGTCTGAGAGTTCGGAAGAGTCCGTTATCTCATTGATTATAAATACCTCTTGTCGGGTCAGGTTATAATTCTTCCCCCTGGTAAAGAGTTCCCCGACAGTAGATAGGTGAGGCCATCCTTGTCCCTGGCTAGGCTGCTTCTCATCTTCAACCAGTTCTTGCACTGGCTCTGGTTCTGGCTCAGCCATTGGTGGCTCTTCCTTTTTCTTTTTCTCATTACACCAGCCACCTTCAGGCTTTTTGTGTGCATAAAACGCCCCGAACTTTCCGGTCTTTAGTTCAAAAGCGCAATTATGAACTTCGCACCAGTGCTCTTTTGTCGGTGGAACTGACTCCGGCTCGCTTTCAGGGAGTTCCCTGGACTCACCATCGATTATCTCGCCGGTTCTGGTATTTACCTTGCCGACATCTGGCACTTCGGCATAGGCCTCATCTATGACCTCTATCCCCTTGAGAGGTAGCGCTTCACCAGGCAATCGGTCAAGCGCCTGTCTCTCACTGCGGATATTCGCCATATTCCGTTTAGTATTTCCTTTGTCAATGCCGTAGGGATTCGAATTTTTTGGCCATAATCCAAAGCCAGTTGCAGTATTCCCTTTCTCACCTTTCAATTGGCAGATTGAAATGAGATTTTCTTGTTCCTCTTGACTGTTATCGCCAAACTGCTTCACAATCTCCGCATGACTGGCAGCCCGTGGGGTATCATCCAAGAATGAGAAGGCACCTTTCTTCGCTGATGCTATCTTTCGATTAGCTGTAATGCCGATAACTGTTGCATAGTCATCGCCGCCTTTTTTATTCTTGAATGGTATCAGATAGACTTCTTTCATAAGCGGGTGTAACCCGAAGTCTCTGCACAGGATAGCTGTCCGGATTATCTCAGGCTCCGGGCAGTTAGGATAAACAAGTTTCAGGATAGTCATTGCGGCTTCTTGGGTTAGTTGGCCTCCACCTTGATACTTTTCTAGTTGCGTTGTCATTTCTGTTCCAAACTCCTTTTTTAATATTTCCCTTCTTGTAGGGATATTGAGGGATGATAAACCATTCATTTCATAACGGCTAGCCTCGCGCTCGATGCCCTCGTGCTGAGGATTGGCTTTGCATTGAAGATATGGTAGCTTTTTCTCCATATCGTAGAGTGCCTCAAGCCGACCTCCACATTCAGCGCAGGCTTGATGTTTGAGCAGTTTCTTTACAAGTTTCCGGTCATCGCTACTTAAATAATATCCCACATCTACCTCGCTCGGTTCGACATGAAGGGCTTATTGATAAAGCGGACTCCGTCAACTGGCTTCGTGTCATGGTACTTCTTGGCCGTGTTCCCCAATAAGACGGTGTCGGGCATCATATACTCTCGCGGGATTAAACTGATATCTATGATTTCATAAGTCCAGTGATCCGTGAGTCCTGAGCTTCCAAGTGCCGTTTTTATCGACTTAGGAGTATCCATCTGGACCGGTATCAGGTTCACCGACTCGGTTATCTCACCAGTTCCAGAAAGGGCTGCCTCTTTCTGGGCTGCCTCCATCCGGAGCTGATTTATCCGCTCTTGCTCCGCTTTGATTCGGGCTTGCTCGGAGAGATAGGCCGTCATCTTCGCGCGGGTGATTTGGTCTGCTTTATCAACAGGCTCCATGAGAAAAGTGTAAGTCTCTCGGATGGCGTCTGACTCGGCCTTCAGCGGGTCGAGCAATTCCTTGCGCCTCGCTATCATTAGCTTCTTGAGCTTCGACACAATACTGAGGTCATCGCTGGCCAGCGCGTATTCGTCGGCGTTGGTGACTTTCCTGTCGTTAGCATAGGCCAGGGCTTTCAGGGCTTCGGCGTGCCAGTTCATGGCTTCGATATCTGCCCCGGGCCGGAGGGCTAAGGCGGTTTCGGGTTCTGGAGTGATTACCACAGTGAGTGGTATCGTGCAAGGTTTGGCTTCCCCATTGTCGTAATTGCTACACTTGATAATATTGTCATTCCCCACACCGTCGCCGAAGATAATATCGGGCGAGCAGCACATAGGATAATCTTTTCGTTTGCTACAAGTGTCACATAGGTTTATTTCTGGTTTCGGCATAATACCAAGATTGACAGCCATATTTTCAAAGGCTACGGCGTGAACTTCTGCCCCCGCTGCCCGTGCCGCTTCCGCCAAACCGCCCACTGGTAATTCGACTTCTGGTGCTTCAGTTGCGGGACTAGGCCGGATTGACCCTGCTGGTATCGTCTTAACCTTGTCCTTGAAAGCGGCTATCTCTGCTTCAGGCACGTCAATAGCGCTGACCTTCGCTTTGCCAGTGGTATCCCTTACCGGTACGATAACGATGTCTCCTACATTGAGCTTGTCTGCTGAGTAATAGGTATATTCCCGTAGGCTTAGTTCCCCGGTGGTCTCGGAATAGTATTGCACCTTGACGATGTTTGGCTTTGCCAGAGTCAGCACTTCCGAATTAAGGCCATCCTCCATCTCATCATTCGGCGGGTCGGTGGCATCATGCCAGAGTTCGTCAATGCACTGCGGACATCCCTCTCCTTCCAATGGGTCAAACTCTACATTGTGTCGTGCGCACTTCATAGTATTACTTCCTCCTTATTGGCAATTTCCTCTAGTTGTTGTGCCAGTTTATCACAGCCAAGAATTATGACTCTCGTTCCAGTTGGCGTTTCACCCAGGATGACACAATAGCCATCTTTGGTAGCTGCTATGATTTGGTCCATGATTGCCTCGCGCTGTTTATCTGCTTTACGTTTGAATAGTCTCATTTTACTCCCTCCCCTTTGGCTAGGGCTACTCTTGCTTTTTCGCAGGCTTTGTAAAATATATCACTATTGGGGTTAATTGATAAATCTTGCTACTATTTTGTCTCGCCTGTTGGGTTTATCCCTGAGGTAAATAATGTGGTCGTATTCAGTCTCTGATACTAAGTACAATTCCCCTTTAGTTTGTCCTGTGTTCTCCATATTATCCCCCCTAGTAGCGTTCCAGTCTCAACTGCTCAAGTGTGATTTCCCTTACTTTGGGTGGCAGGCTACAGTGTAGTTTCGATTCAACCTCCGCCATAGCTTCATCTTCCGTCAATCCCTTTTTTATCAGCATCTTTACAGTGTCAACAACCTCATTCATTTACTGACCTCCTTATACAATTCCTTAGATAACGACACAAATCGCCTAGATTTCTATTCTACGCGGTCTGGTGGCCGGTTACAGACACTCCAGAAGTCCTCAGATATATCTCCTGAGTCTAACCATTTGTCGATACACTTCTTGGCTTGTTCCAATGTCTCAAAACCAATTTGCACCCTATAATAAATGCTATCAGAGTCATCGCAAATATCGGAGTCTACTATATAGTTGCGGTATTCAATTGGTTCAGGAAATGGTGCTTCCCGCTCCGCCTCTTTTTGGGCTTTCTGAATTTTACGTTCCAATTTAGCTCGGCATTTCAACTCAGCCTGAGCTTTGCGTTCCAGCACAGTTTGGATAAGTTTTAATTGCTCATCCCATGGTGGCAGAATATGGTGAAGGTTGTTCTTATGCTCTCGATAAAATCTGGATGAATAGAAGCGATGAGTTCTTAATACCATGTTACAAGACTGGCATATTTCCCTTTCATACAATTTCAAATCAGGCAATTCATACCAATGATGCTTGACAATATTTTCAGACTCTTGCCCGCAAATAGGACAGGGGGATTTTATCAATAATAACTGATTAGTATTATTCATCTCTCATCCCCTTTGCCAGTAAACACATACCCGCATTTCTTGCATTGATAGCGTTGCAATTGACCTAGCTTTGTCACCTTGAAGCCAAGTTTTACTATCTGAGTTGAGCTGCACTTTTTGCAGATGATACCTAAATTAACCAAAAGATGGTGCTTAATATGGCATTTCACACATAGAACTTCTAAATTAGTAGGGCTGTTGTTAAAGGGGTTTTCATCTCTATGATGAATATGTAGATACCGATGCTTCTTAGTGGAGGGTTTACCTGACTTTCCACATCTAGAGCATACATAGTGAGCATTTTCTAATATAAGCCTCTTGTCATCCGTTGATAACAATATTTGTTTTTGCTCTTTCTCAGTTCCCATATAACTATAATATACCTACCTACACCGTTTGTCAAGCCCTAAACGGCATAATTCCAATATTTATTTTGCTTCTTACAAAAAGAAAAATCCCCCTTTCCGGTTAAGGAAAGGGGTAGGGTGATAGAATACCACTCAATAAGAACTACATGCGCCTAGATTTCGATTGTAGAGGCACGCGGCGGCTATCCACTGCCTTTCACATGGTGTTCGGCTTCAGCCTGGATATATAAGTCTACGCACCTTACTAAAAATACCTTGAGTATCTGCCAGTAATTTAAGCCTTGTTTGTGGCCGGCATTTACCAGCATGTCAACGTCAATTTCAAGTTGCTCTATTGCATCCGCATCATCCGGCATTTCACTTTCCTATCAGGGACTTTGCTGCCGTGATAACATCGCTCCATTCCTTCAACAACTTGCGTCTCTCAATATCAGTCACGTCATCATCCTCTAGAGCAGCGCTGGTGGCAGTTAGAGCTTCAGCCACCTGCTTTAACAGGTTTTTAGCCTGCTTCCACTTCAAACCGAGCACTATACTTATCAGGAACAGGGCAACTGCGGCTATCTGCGCTATCGTATCAAAGTCCATGGCTTACCTCCCGATAAAGAATTGAATATCGTAACCTTGCCAGTTCTCAAGATTCTGCGAAATCTTATCCTGTTGAGGTTCTATAAACCATAACGTATCGTCAGTGTCAACAAACCAGTTCAATGCATGAACGTTTGACCAAACTAGGCCAGCAAACTTTCCGAATAGTTTAGCAGCAAAATCATCACAGTCATGTTCTTCTGCTACATAGGGGATTTTATCAGTCTCATCAAGGGATAGGAACTTCTTAACTTCTTCTTTATCATAAACCTTGCACGGGGTATCCGGCAGTTTGATATCTGCCTGCGTATCACCCATCTCATCTAACTTGTCCAGCAAGATAGATGACATATGATTTATATTTATCTTCCCCGCGGAGTTTATCACAGAGTAAGATTCCGTATACCATCCCAGAGATTTGCATATTGCGCAAAAGAACGAACCAAGCATCTTAACCCCTCCGTATAAAGAAGTCAATCGTGCCTGCGATGATTGCTCCGATTAGTCCACCTATCCCGCCTACGTAGCCAAAGGTTTTACGGTCCCGACTCTCCATCTTTTCAATGCGTTTGCCGTGATTTTGGACTATGATGCACGTCTCGTATACTTGGAAAGCCGTAAATTCCGAGAGTTCACGGTCACCCATTATCTTGATTCGCTGCCTGTAGTCCAGCTCGTTGATTATTTCTCGACCGTTTGGCATAGCAGTCTCCTAAGCCCAAGATTTGAATACTTTAGCAGTCACTACCTGCTCACCTGTGTCATCAAAGTGGACTAGCAAAAAATCCCCTATCTGAATACTGCCGGCTTGGTATTCGTTTTTAACAGTCTGGGTGACGAAACAGTCATAAAGGTAATCATGGCCATTCCACACCCTCTTGACTTTAGCGGGCCTGGCCTTAGCCACGTCAACCGATACCAGGGTTGAAATATGAGATGATATCGGGGGCACTGGCGGTGGAGGTGGCGGTAGTGAAGCTAAGTAATCGTTATATTCCTGCTCGTCTATCTCAATAGCCCCTTCAACAGGTAAATCATAGGAGTAACTTTCGACCGTTGTAGTTTCACCTAGCACGTTTATTCGCTTCCAATATTTCATTTTAACCTCTCTTTATGGGAACGCTACCCAGTAATAAGTATCCCCGGTACGGTTAGCGCTATTGAGATAACTAGCTGCATCACCAACATAAAAATCAGTAGCGCTAACGGCGGTGACAGCATATGCCCCTGTTGCAGCGGCATTTTGGTACGATATAATATCTTGCCCTATTTGTATAAGATACCAATACAGACTCCCCGTAACCGTTAAAATCACAAGTTTTGGAGCGGCACTCAATCCATGAGGAATAGCTCTGTTCTCAGTATCATTTCCCGCATAACTGCCTGATGTGGATTTTAACGCATTTACATCTGCCGCTAGTGCTTGACTACCTGTTGCTATAGGCATAATTTAC